GCGCGGAGATGCCGAACACTATGCCACCGGGGGTGTGGTACTCAAACAGAATCGAGCACACTTCAGGGCGCGCCAGTGCATCGGCAAAGTCGTTCGCCAACATCTGCGTCGAGGTGCCGCCGGAGAATTGCATGAGCAGGTTCATCTTCGGCGCGAGCACGCCGTCTACGCTTAGCACGGCGACGCCATCATTGACTTGGTAGCGCGTGCCGCGCGAAGCGTCAAGCTCGACCTGAAACGCCTGCGGCGGCGGCAAACCGCTTTCGCGCGCCTCCAGGAACATCTCGATCTCGGCCAGCTTGGCCTCCGAGATCGCCAGCGGGGTGTTGTAGAACGAATCGAGTGCACCGCGCTTCATTCAAAATACCCCTCGAAGTTGACCATGCCCGCGATGACTTGCGACGCAGTCGCTGTGCCCACCGGGATACGCAGAATCACATGCAGGAAGCGCCCAGCAGCGCACAGCAACGGGGTTTGAAAGCTCTTGCTGATACGCCCAACAGTAGCGCCGATGGCAGTCGCCACCGGGATCGACTGCGCACCTAACCCGACGCGCGTCACCGTTGCGGTCGCAAGCGATACCGCCGTGCTGCCCACACCCAGCGCCCAAGTCATCAACGTTGGCGTGGTAGCCGAGGCCGCGCCGGTGTTCCACGTCTCGATATCCACGCCCGTGACTATCAAGTTCGCCGGCGTCGGCACTTGGAAACCAAACAACGCAAAGTCAGTCACCGCACCGGCAGGGGCGGCGAATTGGAACTTCCCGCCCAGCGTCGTATAGCCCGCCGCTGTATTCGACAGCGTTGCGCTGGACGGCTCGGCCGAGTTCGCCCACTGCGCCAGTTGCGCGCCGGTGAACGGGTGGCTCGGGATAGCGCGATCCATTGCCGCGAGCACATGCGGCCAGGGTTTGTTCTGGTCCGCGTCCAGCGCCAGCGCATAGGCATCGGTCAAGAACACCTGCGGCGCACTGGCTGGCGCAGAGCCGGTGTTGTAGAGGCGCACCTGCAACGGCAACTGCGTCGAGGAGAGCAAACGCTGCTGCGTCAGCGATAGCGCGATCGACTGGCGCGAGATGATGAGCCCGGTGGAGGTGTCCTGGCAGACGAACACCGCTTCGTCGTCGTCGAACATGACGTCGAAGGTGTAATAGTTCGCCGTGTTCAGCGACCCGGCGATGTTGCTGCCGGTGGTATCCACCGAGTTGAACGTGAGCACCGGCTGCACCAACCCGCCCGCGGTGACCTGCCAATACGCGCCTGCGGTATTCGCGCCGTTAAACGTCGCCGCATCGCCAAAACCCAACTCCATCACCGAATTGTTCTGCCGCAGCAAGCGCGCACGGTACTTCGCCTGCATCGGCGAGCGCTGCATCTTGAGAAAACGCCGCGTTGACTGCAGCAAGTAGCCGGTGGTCGCCGTCGTGATCGCGCCGCTATTGATGGTCAGCCCGGTGATGGTGGCTTGCGTCGCCGCCATCGTGGTGGCCGTCACCGTCCAGCGCAGCGGGTGAACGGTCGTTCCCTCGAACGGCTCATGCATGAGCGGGGTATGCAGCGCCGAGGCTAAGCTGCCCCAACGATCCGAGCGCATGATCAGCAGCGATTTATCGTTTAGCCCAAGCGACGCCAGACCGCTAGTAACCGAGGGCTGCGCCTGGTCGGCCTGGACAGCGACGTTGCCCGCGGTGTCGTAAAGCGTAGAGCGCCCGGCTTTGGATACTGGATCGACCGTCGTTTTTGAACCGTCGCCTGTTCCGCTTTCGATGAATGCCATCTGGACTATCCCAAAGTGATGTTGATGTTGCGCTGACCAGTGATCTGGCTTCCGGCGACACAAGCCACGATCACACGCACCGTATTGGTAGCGGTCACCCGCCCGGCGCACGCGAGCATGTCCATTTCCAATTCGTCGTCCGATAGCGTGCCGGGCATATCCAGCGAGGCAGAGGCAATTACCTTTTGACCGACGCTGGCACCCGTTACCGTAACGCTGAAGGCTTTAGAGCTGACCGGGACGCTGCCAAAATCGACCGTGACCGAGGTAACAGCAAAGCTGCCGCCACCACCGCTTGCATTGAGCGTGGCGCCGCTCATGCTCAAATTCGTGCCGAGCGCAATCGCGGCAACATTGCCCGTGGCGCCGCGGCCGAGCAGTTGTGAAGCGCTGAGCGCAACTTCGCCGAGATCTCCCGCCGCCGCGTTGGCGCGCGCAATCACGGTGTTCGCGCCGGCCTGCTGCATCTTTGCGTAAGTGACGGCATTGGCGCTGATGGTGGTGGCGTTGGAGTTATATCCAGCCGTCACATCGCCCGTCAGCGCCGCGCGCTTCCAATACACCTGCCCGGCTACGTCGGCATAGTCGGTGGCAATCGTCGTGCTGCCGCTTGGATGCGCATAGATGCTGTTCGGCAGGCTGGCGGTTACTTCGCCCACCAAGTACTTCGCGTCGGATGGCGCACCGCCACCGCTTGCATTAATCGTCACGTCACCCGTGCCCGCATCCGGCCCGGTCGAACTCAGCGTGACGTTCGTGCCCGCGATTACCTTGCGGATCACGGCAGCGCCGGCTGTGGTGGCATCCAGATCGGCGCGCTGCACCGATCCGTCGAGGACTTGCCCGCCTCTAAGCTGCGTGGCTGTCATGCGACTTTTCTTTCTTGACCGACTTCAACGGCGTCATGGCGGCAATCTGGTTGCGCAAGCGCTCGATCTCGGCGAGCGCTTCGGCGTGATTGGTTTCCGCGATCATTCGATTGACCTGTTCCGTGCCGAGCTGGTTTGCCAGCCGTTGCAGGACGATCTCAATGTTCATGCGGGGTTATTTCCAGTAGTAGGCGCGCAGCTTGTCGCCGGTGATCGGCGCAGTGAGCATCGTGATCGCGGTGCCGCTGATGGTGTAATCGTTGCCCGCGCCCGGTTCGAGCAGCAGTCCGTTTTGGTAGAGCTGCACGCTGCTAACCTGCGGCGTATTCGCCAGGGTAAATCCAGTGTTGGAACCGTTCACCGATCCGCTCGGCGTTTCGTTCGGCACGTAAAAGCCGTACTTGAGAAACCCCGTGCCTGCGGTGACATTGACTGTCGTCACGCCAGTCGATGAGATCGTCACATCGCCGGTGACGGTGGTGAAGGTCGCCGCGTTCGATGCATTGGCCAGCATCACCTGAGCAGGCGTGCCGTCGGCGATCTTCACGCCGCTGGCCGAGACGTTCAGGCTCGCGCCGTTGGCCACGACCGAGAATGCACTGCCCGCTAGGTTCAGGCCATTGCCGGCCGTGTAGGTCGTGCCGCTCAAATCCTGCGAGATCGTGACCGACGTGGTATCCACGGTGATCGCATCCGTGATGGCGATCCACTTCGTGTCGTGATTCGTTGTTCCGTGCGAGACAAAAAACATCGTCGATTGCTGCGTGCTTGCCGCCGCCCAATCGGTAGGCCGTGTCCATGCGCCTGAGTGCACGGCCCAGGGGCCGTTTTGGCTTGCTGTACTCTGCGCGGTCAGCAAAATAATCTCGCTGTCCACCAGCGTCACGCCGTCGATCGTCGGCAAAGCGGTGAGCGCTTGATTCGATGTCGCAACAATCTTTGCGCGGCGCAAGGCAATACCGTTGATGAGCGCTTGCGCCGTGCGTAGGTTGACGGCATCTTGCGAAGCGACCGGGTCGCCCACTGAGCCAATGACGAAGTTGCCGGCGTTGAACGCCGCCGTCATCGCTACGCTGCCGTCTTTCTTCAGAAAGTTCGCGCCGTCGACCAAGTTCGCGGACGTGATCGACCCGGCCAACTTCGCGTTGGTGACGGTAGCGTCGATGATCTGAGTTGAACCGCGAATTTGCATCTGAGCCATAAGTGAAAACTCCCTAGCTAGGCATGTAAGTGAAGGTGATCCAATCCCCGGCCATGACTTCGGCAAAGGCGTCCACGGTTAAGGTGAGGCCCGACACCGTGAAGGTGTCCGAGGGTTCCAGCAGGCCGTTCACGTAAAGCGAGCCGCTGCCCGCGACGATGAGCAGCGGCAAAGTGAGGCTCTGTGCACCGCTGGCGATCGCCTGATAGCGTGTGCTGGCGTAGACCCCTCCCGCTGGACCCACTGGGCCTTGTGGGCCTTGCGGGCCAGTGGGACCTTGCGGACCAGTGGGGCCGGTGGCCCCGGGGGCGCCTGGAGGCCCATCGTTGGTGACGATGACTGCCGGGGCTTCGCAATCGAGGACGGTGTAGCCTTCATCGAGAACAACGATGTCGGTCATGGGGCGGCATAAGGCTGCACGGTGATGTAGCCGCGCGCCAGGCGCGTGACGTCACCGCTCGGGGCGGTTAACTTGATGTTGTAGACGGCGAAGCGCCACGCCACGTCGAGATCGGCGGCGCTCAGCAGCATATCGACGCGGCCCTGCAACGCCACGACGGCGATCCGGCCATTGCCCACTGTCATCGGCAGCAGCGTCGAGCCTTCCCAATCGTCCAGAATCGCGCCTTCGACCGTGTAGCCGGTGAGATCCATCGGCGCGGGCGGCTTGCCGACCTTGCGCACGAAATCCTTGCGAAACGTGGTGCGCGCCTCAAACTTCAGATTTATCTTCGGTGCCGGCATTGCTGGGCGCTGCGCTGTTAGGGGCCGGTTTCGGGTCGGAGGGGTCGGTTAAACCCAATTTCGCGCGCTCGGTGCGCTCGATGCCGCGCTGAATGGCGATATCCCACCAGTCTTCGCCGCCCAATTCGGCGGCCTCTTTTTCGAGGTTGGACACGCCGATTTGGATGCGTTTTTCGGCGGCTTGGCCTTCTTTGAGTTCGTCGATCGCCCCGCGCGCCGGTCCGCGCCACACGGCGCGTGTGTAGGCCGCCCGGCGCACCGGATCGGCGTAGCCTTTGACGGGAATGCGGCCCTTCGCGACCGCTTCATCGAACCAAACCGCGAACGCGGGCTGGCAAAACATCGAATCGATGGTGGCGCGGCGGCGTTTGTACATGCGCCAGCCCTGCAACATCGCCGCGCGCGCAGCGGAGTAGCTATCGCGGTAGCTCAGCAGCAACTCATCGACCGGCAATTCGAGCGCGGCGCCCGCTTGACGGCAGAATTCAGTGAAAAACGGTGCGTAGTTCTCGTTCGGACGCCCCGGATTGGCGAATTCGACGTCTTCGCCGGGATTCAAATCGACGATGGCGGCGTTACCCATCGAGATATCGTTTTCCTTGGCGTTGGTGGCGCCGTTGGCGCCGATGGCGTTGGCCAGCGGGTGTGCGCCGCCGCTTTCCGGGTTTTTGGTGACGAAAACGGTGAACATCGCGCTCACTACCGCGGCCATGAGTTCGGCGTCGCCGTAGCGGTCGAGTTTTTTGAGCGGTTCGAGCACCGGGGCGAGGATCGGCACGCCGCGCATCTGCCCCGGGCGCTCTTTATCGAAGATGTGCATGACGCGGCGCCGCCCGGTGTTGCGGCCGAACACATCGACGGGGGTGTAGCGGATGATGCCGTCGTCGGCCGGGTGCTTGTCGGCGATGTGATAGCGCATGGGCGCGCCCAATGCGTCGGTTTCTACGCCTTGGAAGATGTTGCGATTGATGCTGCCGTAGGGGTCGCCGACGCGATCGCCTTCGATATGCTGCAACACGAGCGAATAGACGCTATCGGGACGCCGCACCATGGGCGTGGCAACAAACACATCCCCGCTTTGCAGCACGGAGAGTTGAACCAAGCCCTGTTGCTGGTAGAAGTTGAGCGTCCATTCGGCGTCGCACGCGGCCGATTCGGCCCACAAGCCGAACTCGCGCTCGATCAGGCCGCCCAATTCCTTGGCGGCGATCGGTTCCATGCCCAATAACTCTGGGTTGGGACGCGATTGCAGGCGCAATCCGGTGCCGATGACGTTGGAGTTGATGCGCGTGAGCGCGGCGCGGGCGATGAGCTGGTTGCGGAAGGCATCGCGCGAGCGGGCGACCAGCGTGTTGCGCTCGTGCTCGCTCCAATCGGTGCGCGGGCTGCCCAAGTAGGGCATCCAAGACGCCATGGAGCGGCGCGACATCGAGGCGCCGAGGTTGCGCGTATCGGTGCCGGCCATGAAGCGCCCCTGTGCGTCGCGCGCCATCACGCTCAAGGACTTCGCTGCATTAGCAGTCAAGCGGCCTCCCGTAGCGCACGCCGCCGCTGGAAGTCTTGGTGGCGAGTTGCGTAGCCACCAGGCCGATCAACTTCTGTTGCAACTCCATCAGCTCGCCCAGATTGGCGCGTGTGTAGTGCTTATCGCCCACGGTGAAGCTCTGGCCGTGCTGCAAGAGGGCGATGATTGCCTCGTTGACTTCAACGAGCTGTTCGCGGTAGTCAATCAGCACTTCGGCAAATCCTCCACACAAAACCGGGACGTAAAAAAACCCGCCGAAGCGGGTTATCTGTTGATTCGATCCTTCGATACTTCACTGCCGCACACCCTCACTGCGCACACGCCGCCCCGCCATCGGCAGCGGTGGCGCCTGCGGTTGCAGCAGCGCGGGTTCGGCGTTCAGCGTGCGCATCGCCATGTAGGCGCCGGCTTCGCAATCGAGGTAGTGGTTCTCGCCGCGCTTCACCCATACGACCTTGCCGCTGGCGTGCGAGACGCGCTGCTCGTTCGAGATCTGGTTGCAGTAGTCGTCCGAGACGTTGCTCGGCAACCACCAGCGCCGCTCGACCTCGTTGACGCGGGCATGCACCCAAGACTTCGCGACATCGGTGTCCACATGCCAGAGGTGGATACCGAGCTTGCGCACCCTGTTGCCTTTTTCGTTGACTTCAATCGGGGCGCTGTAGTACGGCCGGTCGATGTGATCGCGGCCCTTGGTAGGCACCGCCAGCGCCGGGTTGTCTTGGCAGAACTTGTAGACCGGATCCGGGCGGAAACCCGAGTCCACCGCCATCCTGCGGATCATCATGCCGCCGTAGTCGGAAGTCAGAATGCCGTAGAGCGAGCGCCAAACAGCGATCTGGTCGGTTTCGCCGAACAGTTCTCCGTAGTCGATCAGCCAAGAGTTGAGCCCGTAACCCCAGCCGCGCACCACGTAGAGCAAGCGGCTCTTCTGCACGTCGACACCAGCAGTCAGCAGGACGATGCCCTTGGGGTACTCACCCTGCACGTAGCTACCGCGCGCCATGGCCACGGTGCCCGCCTTGGGCGCTTCGCCTTGTACCGAGAAGCACTCGCCGAAGTCGGTGTTGACGATGCTTTGCAGCGTCTCGGGGTCGTTCGAGTGGTAGCCGCGGATTAACTTGCGCGCCAGAAACTCGAAGGTCTTCTTGGCCGAGAACGCCATGATGCCGCTCGCCCAAAACGACGCAGTATCGGAGTCAGCCGTCTCGCATTCCCCGACCACTTTGCCGTCGAGCACGTACTCGCCCGGCGCGAGGTAGTAGCCGCGGCTATTCATCCACAGCTTGTCCGTGTCTTCGTGCGCGCCGCCGCAATGAATGCAGTGCAGCCGCGCGGTACGTGCGCGTTTGGTCACACTGCCTTCGGCTGCCCACTTGAGCAGCTTGATGCGCGGCACGAAGTATTGCTGGCAGTGCTTGCACGGCACCGCCCATTCGTGGCGCGTGCCGGTCTGCCACAGCTTCCAAATCGCCGAGCCGATCGCTTCGGGATCGCCCACCTTCCAGTGCTCGATTTTCGTCACTGGATGCAAGTAGGTTTCCACCGAGCCTTGCGTCGGCGTCGAGGTGCCGATGGTCTTGCCGTCCACGAAGGCGGATGTTCGAGCCTCTGCCTGCTCGAAAGTGTTGCCCTCCTTGTTGGCATCAACCTTGTCGATCTCGTCGACGAAGACGATGCCGGCGTTATCCGAGGCCAGCTCGGTCGGCGACCCCGCCCATGCGAGCCGCAGCTTGACGCCGCCGACTTGCTTGGAGGTCTTGCCGTTGCTGCGCCCCTTGACCAGCTTGTTCTTGAGCGAGGGCGCGAGCTTGATCATGTCCATGATCTTCGGCTCGATCACCTTCTGCACATTGCCTTGGCTCGGGCCGATGTAGAGCACCGGGGTCGGGTCATCATCCAAGCGGTGACCAATCACGGACAAGAACGAACTGGTTTTGCCCATCTGCGAGCCCATCACCGCGATCACGCGCTTGTAGCGTAAATCAACGCAGGCGCGCACGATCGCCGAGGTGTACGGGGTGCGCGAAGATCTGAACCGCCCGCCGCCCTCGGGATCGCCCTTGGGCAACCAACGGCATTGGTCAGCCCACTGGTCCGGCGTCCGGTTCGGTGGCGGGCGCAACATTGCCGCCGCTCGCAGCCAGCCCCGCCAAAGCCCAATCCGTAAGTCGAATGGCTGCTTCTGCTCTGTGCTTTCTGAGTTCATCCAACAGTGTTTTTCGGATAACGGCCGCATCGCTGATCTGCGCCAACTCGGCAGCCAAGCGTCCAGCCATGCCATCGTCTCGGGAGCCTACGATCAACATCGCTTCCGAGGCGCTTGCTACGAAATCGTCATACGAAACCAACTTGCCGGCCATGACCGCGGTTTCCATCTCGGTCTTGGCCCTGCGCGCGGCGGTGAGCTTGGTCGCTTCCAGGTCGTGCGTGGAGACGTTAGTCTTCTTGTCGCCTTCCA